ATACTAATTCCTTTCATTAAAAAAAAAGAGAGTCTCAGATAGGAACAACCCTACCATCTCTTGGGAGCAATTGACTCTGTCGAGTTCACGGCTCAATACACATCTATTTTCATAGACCGTCTACAATAATGTGATTCCCCAATCAAGGGCATTATCCGTTAGCGAGACCACAATGGTCAATGCATTAGTACCTAGGCTGCTATTGCCAACCAGAACCTAATAGTACCGAGAGTCCGACACGAAGAAGTTAATCTCTTTCGAGTTTATCTTATTAATGTATGGCACAAGAAGACTTTACCAACAGATGTCTCTGCTTCACAACCTTGCGGCTGTCCCCTCTTGGGTTAGTGCGACAACACACAGTCCATTCACTAAATGCTGTCTTGGTAAATGCACGTCAGAGCCTACGGGTCAACTCTTCTTTTGAACGTGCGTTGAGTAAATTCTCGTATTAAACACCATTAGCATGACGATGAATAACCTTAGAGAAACCTCTCATTAAAGCTTTGAGCAGTTTAATCAGCCTTGCTCAGGGCCATGGCATACTATGCTCTCGTCCATGCCTTTTTAAGTATCTTGGTCTTGCCGTCGAGACGACATTGATAAAATACTTTGTTACCAAATAGTAACTGGTCGAGAACACGGTCTACTTCTATATGATTGTATTCATGCCAATAACTATCCATGTACCGTCTAACAACACCTCTCCATTGAGGTAGAGTTTCAATACGAGTACCTGAATGTATTGCTTTGACACATTTAATAGGCATAACGCCTGCTAAGATGTCTTTAACACAAAAACTCAAAGAATGACCAACATAGCGATGACGTTTGTCATATTTGTGACCTGTATATTTCATTATACCTCCCTTGATATAAATATTTGGAGCTGCAGCCCAATACTTGTATTCTGGCCTCCCTGTTGGAACTAGCATAAAACCAACACAAGATGTTTTATTTAAAGTCGGTATCTTGCTTAACGACTATTTAAATCTAAGCGGGCACAATAGCAAAAAGAATAAAACTACTGTGCCCACCTGAAGTCATCTGCCCAGTGATGCATAAGGATGCGCTGCTGTGTAAAGCAGGTTTGCCCTCGAGTCAATCTGATTAGATGCGCTAGAAAAGAATAATAATAACCAATGCCCTATGAGTCATGCTGGTACTGAGACCTACTCAGCGGATACTATAAGATTACTTGTCGTTAAACATTTCATCTTGAGTACACCTTACATGATTATTATCATTATAAATGTTTGTGACCAGGTTTATTCAAATATGTACTTATTATACATGTCTAGATACCTGTTATAGAGTACACAATAAACACCAAGAACAATACAATATAACACAAACCAAACAAAATTGTGCTTAGAGCTGTGTTAAATGACCCACTGTGCCCAGCCAAAGATATAAAAAGATATGAGCTATGGCAGGTGAAGGGGAAAAAAGGACAAAAACCCTTCACCTAAAGCCATATCGACGCTTGCTCGTTAGCCCATATAGTCTGCACCACGCAAAGCACGGAGTTTAAACTTCACCAAACGCTGTATACGTTGAATCTCACCTGATGTAGTAGCACGTTTGATAGCTAATTTATAAGCTTCAATGTACTCCTGTGCATCAGACTCATTAAGACCAACACCAGCCATTAAGGCAAGTTCATCCATTTGCTCTTTAGACGCGGATTTATCTTTGCTAAATTTAGCCATAGATTTCTCCTTGTTAAAGTTGAAGGACAACAGTTAAATAACATAAAGAAGAATTACAACGTAAATCGTATATACGAAAAACCCTTATAAAGGGTACACCCATCGAAATAAGAGGGCACTTCAAAATGCTACAATTTTTCTTGAAATAACCTGGTCTTATTCATAATTTCAGACCCATGAGCGACGGATACATCACAACAAAAGACTTATCTGGCCCTGAAGCCTTAACAGGGGTTGCTCGATTGGAAGAAGAAAGGGAAGAAGACGAGTATTATGCAGCTGTGCGAGAAGAGGTTCTGGAAGAGCTAAAAGAGAAAGAAAAGAAAGAAAGTAATATAAAGAAAGAAAAGAAAGAGAAAACTGCTGTTAAATAAACTATGTATACTGTGCCCAAAACATGGCTGAACGAATTGAATGGTTAACCGAGCTTCCTGTAGAACTCCAAGAGAAAATCCTAGAGTTTATAGGAAATTCCAATACCCCTCCCTTAAAACCTGCACTGCATCCAATTGAGATAGATGGCATTGTATATAAAGTTCCTATGCCTGTTATTGACCTTGTAGATTCTCTTTGGGCTCAAATTAGACAAGAAGATTAGTCGATGGAATTTCAAACCATCAAAGGGAAAAAACATTATGTATATGACCACATCTCGGAATTTTACCAGCACCATCCTGATTCCACCCCATTAGAAGATTGGAGAGACGGTGTTGAGGGAGACTGGGTTTGGTCTGATGACCGTCGCATCATTCAACTGTTAAGGGTCAGAGGAATGTCTCATCCTAATGACCGTAAGAATTACAAATACTCTAGAGGATATGTTAGAACTGTCGTGGGGACGTTCATATCGAACAAGAAGTCGTTCATGGATACTGATTTCACCAAACATCCCAATCGATATACGTTCTCACGCACTATTACTAATCCTACTCAGCGAGTTCGAGATAGAAAAAATATAACGAATAAAGAAAGAATATTTGCAACGAATGTAGTTGTGGGTATGGGTGCAGTCAAATCTTACATGGATGCATTTGAAGAAGAATCGCCTGGAAAGGCAAAAAGAAAAGCTGCTGTGCTTTTAAAACAGGAGAGAGTTATGAAAGAAGTAGAAAAAGGTGTTCAAGATATTGCCAAATCTTTGGGGATAAATCATGAATATATTTTAAACAATCTAAAAGTCCTTGCAGAAACATCAGCTGATGAGAATATAGCTCTTCAGTCTTTGAAAGAATTAGGTAAGGCAATAGGTACTCTTGGTGGAGGAATCAAGAAAATTGAGCAAGGAGTTGTTGGTTTGTTCTCAGGGTTTACTCCTGAACAGATTGAGACAGCGGAAAGAAAAGCTCTTGGAACGGGTAAGGTAGAATAATGGTATGTCCTCATTGCTCTTCTATGTATACAAAAAAAGATGGAAAGAGAACCAGAAAAACTGGAATAGTTCAATCTTATAAATGCAATTCTTGTGGAAGTCATTATTCAGTTCCTATTGATTCAGAAGTAAAGGAATACAACCCTACCATTGAGCCTGGGGAGATATTTTCTTACTATTCTGATTCTTTGGTAAGAGTTCATTGCTTAACCGATGTCCATGTTGGGGCTAAAGAGTTTGACTTAAAAAAGTTTAGCCAGGCTGTCACTACTATTGCTAAAGACCCTAATGCGGTCTGGTTTGGTAATGGAGATTTAATAGAATTAATACCTCCTGGATATAAAGCGATATCATCTAGAGGCCAGTCAATGCCACCAGAAGACCAGTATCTCTCATTTCTACAGTTAGTCGCTCCAATCAAAGATAAGTGTCTTTTTATCCGTGGAGGTAATCATGACTTTCTTCGTAGTTTTACTATATTGGATTTTGATGTTTGTAAGACTCTTGCGGCTGAATTAGACGTACCTTACTATCAGTATCCAGGCTATTCTAGAATTAAAATTAAAGATAAGGATTGGTATCTTGTTAGCGGACATGGTAAAAGTGGTGCGAAAAATGGAGACTTGGAGCTTAACAATCTTGCAGCAATTTACTCCGAAGGTGATGTATTTGTACTTGGTCATAATCACCAACTCTACGCTAAACCTGTTGATTCGATTCGGGTTGATGGTGATGAAGAAGCTCTCAAGCGTCGTTGGTATGTAAGAGGAGGTTCTTTTCTTAGATATGCAGATTATGCTCGTTATGCTTTTTATCAGATTATAAGAACAGGTTGGGTAACTATGGAATTCTCAAATGAAGAGGTTAAATGTTGGGAAAATTGAGACTACGATGGGATGTTCCTGGCAAAATCGAAAAAGATTTAGATGATGCTATCGCTGAACTTAAAAAGTTAAAGAAGTTGATACCTGTTAGCCTAAATAATTTAAGTACTAAGGATGAATTCACTCTTAAAAAAATCTTAGCAATTATTGAGGGTATGCAAATTCCTCTAAAAATAGAAGCTGATGCCTAGACATATTGATGATTCTCCTTTAAAGAGGATGCCCAAAAAAACTCGGCAGGGATATGGTAGAGGTTCTAAATTTGGCATAAAGGGTAGTAAAAAATACTACCGTAAAAAGAAAAGAGGTCAAGGATGAGTAAACATCCGAATAGAAAACCAATTTCAAGAAGAGATATTGTAAGAGCGGTGAATATACAGTCTCAGCACGGTTCTCTTGTATCGATGAGATTAGACGATATGGAAAAGATAATTGGTGAATATATTGAATACAAAGGCGATGAAAAAGAATTTAAGAAGTACTTAGATGGCAAATATAAATCAGAAGACGATAACGGAAGCGGAACAGACTCTTCTTCTAGCGAAGAATGATTTAATTGCTTTTGGGAAGTTATTTCTTCCCGATGATTTCATGAGAAGTGAAACTCCTCCGTTTCATTTTCAGATGGCTGATGCTATCGATGATTTAGAAGCAAAGCAGTTAGCAATAATTCTTCCACGAGGTCATGGTAAAACTGTCCTAACCAAGGCTTCTATTTTAAAAGACTTCTTATTTTGCCCAGAAGATGATATGCATTTCTATGCATGGGTCTCCGCTACTCAAAAGTTGAGCGTGGGAAATATGGATTATATTAAATATCATCTTGAATACAATGACCGAATTAAGTATTATTTTGGAGCAATGAAAGGTGGAAAATGGACAGAGGAAGATATTGAGTTAAAAAATGGATGCAAACTTATATCGAAATCTAATGTCGCGGGAATTAGAGGAGGAGCAAAACTCCACAAACGGTACGACCTCATCTGTCTCGATGACTTCGAGCACGAACAAAATACTATTACAGTTGATGCGAGAGCTAAAAATGCTAATCTTGTTACTGCTGTGGTTTATCCTGCACTTGAGCCTCACACTGGTAGGCTCCGTGTTAATGGTACTCCTGTTCACTATGATAGCTTTATTAATAACCTTATCACCAATCATGAGAAGGCTAGGAAAAATAAAAAGAAGTTTGCTTGGAAGGTAATTACTTATAAAGCCGTTTTACCAGATGGTTCTCCTCTTTGGCCTAGTTTTTTTCCAAATAGTAAATTAGAAGAAAAGAAAAAGTTTTACAGAGATTCAGGACAGCCTGCTAAATTCTTTCAAGAATATATGATGGAAGTCCAGTCTGAAGAAGATTCTGTTTGGAGAAGACAACACATAAAATATTGGGAGGGATATTATGAAAGAGAAAAAGGGATTAATTATCTTAATATCGAAGGGTCGAAAGTCCCTATTAATACATTCATCGGGTGCGACCCTGCTACTGATATTGATACTAAAGACTCTGATTTCAGCGTTATTATGGTTATCGCTGTGGATATTAATAACAATTTATATGTACTAGAATATGAACGGCATCGTTCTATTCCAACCATAGGAGCTAAGGGAGTCGATGGGGAACTTCTTGAGAAGAAAGGAGTTGTTGATTATATCATAGATTTGCACAATAAGTACAAATGCACTTCATCAACGGTAGAGGATGTTGCTATGAACCGTTCCATATTTCAATCCTTAAATGATGAGAGAAGACGCATCAATCGTTTCGATATAGCAGTAATACCTGAAAAACCTGGTGGAACGAACAAACGCAATAGGATTTATAGCGGTTTAAGTGGTAGATTTAGCATGGGAACAGTACATTTGCGTGAGAATATGTTCGATTTAATCAATGAAATACTTACTTTCGGCCCCAGAATGGCACATGATGACACCATAGAATCACTTTATTATGCAAATGTGCACTGCTTCCCTCCCAATTATGCTCAGAATAGGGATAAAAAGTGGTTTAAGCCGAAACGTAAGGCAAAAAGCTGGCTGGTAGCTTAAGGAGAAGAAAAATGCCGCAAGAAGTAAAAGGAACAGTTAATAAGAAAGATAAAACCGAACAATGGGAAGAGCGGTTTGAGGGTAGAATGATGCAGGGAGATACCTATCGGTATGGGAAAGACGGAGAAGAAACATATTTAGGAAAAGTCCTTAAACAGGGTCGTCCTTTAAAAACTGAAATATTGCGTGGTAAGGATAATAAGTTTACACGAAGAAGTCTTTTTGGATTTGAAACTGCCGCTGGTGATACGACTTATCATGAATTTGAGAATACAAGTCAAAGTATGAGTATTTTGCAAAGTATGGAAGGATTAGATATGCGTTCTGCCATGATTTCAGGAAAGCCTGGAGTAGATACAAGCGGGGCCAAAAGTGGAGATGATTATGTCGCTAACTGGGGTACTCCACCTGCTTCTTCTGTTACAAAAGATGTGACTGGGAAGATTATGGGATTCCTCAAAGGCTTACGTAAGTAAAGATTTGATTAGTATATCTCAAATTAAATCTCTTGTAAAAAATACTTGCAAGACGATGGGTTCTAGATTCGCATCTGACGATGCAGTCCAACTTGTTGTTGCGACTGGTATTGTTGAATCAAGATATGAGTATATTCGTCAAATGGGAAACGGCCCAGCCCGCTCGTTTTGGCAGGTGGAGCCAGCGACCGCAGTAGATAATTTAGTTCACTATATCAAGCATCGCCCAGGACTATTACAAACATGCTCAGCTGCAAGTTCTGTAGATATTAAGCATTGGCAAAATTATGATGAAAAAGTATGGGCTGAAATTTTAGAGAAAAATATAGCTGCTGGAATCGTTCATTGTAGATTAAAATATTGGAGAGTACCTAAGAAGATGCCTAATACTATAGAAGGTCAAGCAAATTACTGGAAAAAGTATTATAATACAGAGGGTGGTAAAGGAGACCCTGAGCATTTCATTGATGCTTGTAAAAAGTATTTAGTATAATGCCTAGAAAAACATCTAAGAAAAAAGCAGAAGATATAAAACAGCTTTACGATAAAGCTAATAATTCTCACCGCCATAAGTGGCAATATTTAATGACAAAAGCATCCGACTTCTTCCTGGGTGACCAGTTAAGTAGGAATGAGGAGCGCGCCCTTGAAGAAGCTGGGATGCCGTCATTTATAATAAATCGAATTACTCCTGTAATTGAAACGATGAAGTATTTTGTAACTGCTGGTAATCCATCATGGAAAGCTGTCGGAGCTGAAGGTTCTGATGTAGATGTAGCTGCTGTTCATTCTGACATAATTGATTATGCATGGTATCATTCCAATGGACGTTCTCTTTTCTCTCAAATCGTAGGTGATTCTCTTGTAAAAGGAGTTGGTTATTTTCATGTTGATGTAGATTCTGATGACGACAGAGGTATGGGAGAAGTTGTATTTAAAAGAATTGACCCATTTGATGTGTTCCCAGACCCAATGAGTACAGATTTTCTTATGCGGGATGCTTCTTATATTATAGTTAGAAAGAATCTTACTAAGACTCAATTAAAAAATATTTTACCTAAGTTTGCTCGTAAAATTGACAAAGCAACTGGCTCCCCAGAGTTAAGAGAATATTCTAGAAGAGGAGTAGAAGATTCTGAATATATTACTAGAGAAGACATTGGATTTGAAGGATATAAAAAAGATGGAGAACAAGATGAGATAATTGATTTTTATGAATGTTATATGAAAGAGAAAAAAGAATTTTATAATGTTTTTATTCAAAAACCTCCTTCAAGAGAGCAGATGATTGAGATTCAGAAACAGGTCCAAATGGAACTTGAGAAAATGGCTGAGGAAATGTCAGTTCAATTAGCAGAACAGCAAACAAAAATGGCTGAAGCTGTTGAAGAAGGAGAAATGATTCCTGAAAGAATGGAATTAGAATTGAAAAAAGCTCAGGAAGGCGTTCAACAACAATTGGAACAGGCAGAAGCTTCTCTTACTGAAAAGTATGTTCAAGAGGCAACTGTAGTAGAAAACACAGTTTTTAGAAAAGAAGCCTTTGATGTTATGTCTGAGAATGAAGGTTTTATGCAAAATGTAAAGGATGCAGTTCCATTTTGGGAGACCAGGGTAATGTTAAGATGTTGTGCTGGTGATGCATTTTTGTATGAGTATGAATTACCCGTTACAGAATATCCTATTGTACCAGTGGTTTATCAGTATACAGGAACTCCATATCCTATGTCAGCAGTTTCTCCTTTAGTTGGTAAACAACAAGAGATTAATAAAGCCCATCAAATTATGATTCATAATGCGAATCTTTCATCGAATCTTAGATGGATTTATGAGGAAGGTTCAGTTCCAGAAGATGAATGGGAACAATATTCTTCATCTCCAGGTGCTCTTTTAAAATACAGACAGGGTTTCCAACCCCCAACTCCAATTCAACCCCTTCCTTTAAACAATGCTTTTTATACAATTACCCAGCAGGGTAAATCAGATATGGAGTATTTAAGTGGTATTTCTCCTGCTATGCAAGGAGCGTTAGGAGAAGAACATGAAACTTATAGAGGGTTGTTAGCATTAGATGAGTTTGGAACAAGAAGAATTAAAGCCTGGATGCAATCAATAGTAGAACCATCTTTAGAGCATATAGGAAGAGTATTCACTCAAGTAGCTCAGAATACTTACACAGCACATAAAGTTTTTAGGATTGTCAACCCAAATAATTTAGATGAAGAAAAGATGGCAGAGATTAACATTCCTATTTACAATGATTTTGGAATGGCAGTGCAAAAGTATAGAGATTACGCCGCTGCTAAATTTGATATAAGAATAGTAGCTGGTTCTACAATGCCTGTGAATAGATGGGCTCTTATCGAAGAGTATTTTAAATGGTTCCAGGCTGGATTAATAGATGATATAGCTATGTTGAGCGAAACTGATATAAGAGGAAAAGAAAATATTATTAAAAGGAAATCCGTTTATGCTCAACAACAGCAACAGATTTCATCTATGGAAGAAGCACTAAAAGATAAGGAGGGTACTATTGAAACCCTGGAAAGACAATTAGTGCAATCAGGTATTAAAGAAAAGGTGGAAAAAGGTTCTAAAATAGTGGACAAAGAAATAATGGATACTCAAGGTCAGCAAAAGCTGTTACGAGGTATGCTAAAGAATGAATTTGATGCTATTAGGCGTGAAGCAAAAGCATCTGAAAAAGAAAAAAATAACCAGGAGAAATGAATTGATTATTCTCTGGTATAATCTTAACTTAAAAGGAGTATAACATGGCGGACGATTTACAGACAACAGGTAACTCGGAGGTCAAAGTCCTAGATGACGCAGCATCTGCTGTTGAATTAGGACTTGAGGACACATTGTCTTCGACCCCTGGTTCTGATGAAGATTCTATTGAATTCTTTTCTGCGCTTGATGCGCAGGTGAGTGGAGATGGAGATATTCAACAACCGCAACAGGTAACACAAAATACAGCTGAACAGACAACTTCTCAGCAAGAGAACCCTGGTGAAGCACTTGGCCTTGAAAGACAGGTCGAAACTCTAGAAAAGAGATATGGAGATTCTAGTCGAGAAGGCAAACGACTTAACAGCCGATTGCAAGAACTAGAACCATATGTTCCTATTCTAGAAGCTATGAGAGAAGACCCCAATTTAATTACTCATGTGAGGAATTATTTTGAGGGTGGTGGCTCAGCACCTACCAATATGAAAGAACAAATGGGATTATCTGAAGACTTTATGATGGATGTCGATGAGGCTTTAACGACACCTGGTTCAGATTCTGGGAAGCTGTTTAACGCTACTATTGATGGTATAGTCCAAAAACGATTGAGAGATTTTCAATCGAATCAGGCTCAAGCATCGTCCAAACTTGCTGAGGAATCTAATTTTAAGGCAAGACATTCGATGAATGATGATGATTTTGGCGAAATGATGAATTTTGCTAAAGACCATACCCTTTCACTTGATGATATACATTATTTGAAAAATAGAGAGCAACATCAAAAGAATGTTGCCAACTCTACTAGACAAGATATGTTGACTCAGATGAAAAATGTTAGCGGTAGACCTTCTTCAGTCGCGGGAGCAGGTTCAGCCCCTCCACCTCCAGATAGAAGTGTAGATGACCAAGTTTTTGACAAATTAGTAGGAGCGGAGTCAATAATAGAACAAGTAATGTAATAACAACAGGAGATGAACAATGGCTGACACTAGTTATCCCTCATCAACTCCTCTTGCTCTTGCAACTGATTCTGGGTTAACCGAAGGTTATTCGGCAACACAGGGTTCTTCGTTATCTACAGGCGACCTTCGTAGAAGGTATGATTTCTCCGAGAGGTTTACTGAATTAGCGATTGACCAAACGCCATTTTTCCGACTAGTATCAAAAGTCGGTAAAAAGCCTACTGACGACCCCAGTTTCAAGTTCACAGAGAAGAGGCAATCCTACATGAAGCGTTATGCTTACGTTGTAGGTATGATAAAAGCCAGCACAACTGACGTTTTTGACGATGCGACAGTTACAGGTTATGGCGCAGACGCTACAATCGCAACTGCTGATGTTTTGAAACTTTATATGGCTACTGATTATAAATCAGCTGGCAATATTCAGAATGTTTCAGGGCAATCAACAGGAGCAATTGCAGTAGGCGCTTCTGGCACAGCACCTGAGTTCTTCCAAGTTAATCAGTTAGTACAAATTCCGATAACATCTACGGCTGGCGGAGGCCCAACTGCCACGGATTACATAGTAATGCGTGTTACAACAGTTGGTGCACAAGAAACCAAAAATAGTATGGAAGCGAAATTAATAACTGGTTCCGTGGTAAGAGCTGCTTCAGGTGAATTAACATCTTTTGCAAGTAACTCCCCTGTAAGTCAAGTCTACGACAAAGACATCGCTCAAACTCTTGAAGAGATGAGAGTCCATGTTGTAGGTACTTCTTACGCTGAAGGTTCTAGCCTTCTTGGTACTACTTGGAAAGATAATCCCTACTCAACTGGTTATGGACAAACTCAAATCTTTAGAACTGAGTTTGGAATGACAAACACTGCTCGTGCAACGGTTCTGAAATATGAGCCTAATGAATGGGCTAGAGTTTGGCGTGATAAACTGATTGAGCATAAATGGGATATTGAACAAGCTGGTCTATTTGGTTCGCAGTTTACTGATGCTGCAGGTATTACACATACCCAAGGCGCAGTAGACTACATTCTAAATTACGGTAATATCTTTAGTTGGTCGAAAACCAAATCGGTTGACAGCTTTCTAGATGATATGAGTAAGTATGTAGACCCACGATATAACAATAGCAAAGCAACTGTATATTTCTGTTCAACAGATGTATACAACTGGTTCCATAAAATAGGTACTGGCGAAAGTTATCTAAGTGCAAACTTAGCTCTCGAAGACCAGTTACGCTATGATGTATCCAGAGGTGGCCGTAAAAAAGTCTTCGGACTTGACACTATGACAGTTTCGACTGTTTATGGTGATATGACCCTTGCACGTTGTATATCACTTGACCGCTCTCATATCAAGATTCTTGGAATCAATATGAATCACGTTAAGTGCAGACCTCTAACTGGAAACGGCGTTAATAGAGACACCTCTATCTACGTTGGAGTACAATCCTTAGAGAATACTGGAACTGATAAACGGATTGATATGATTCTAACCGAACTTGGTTTCGAGTGGCAAATGCCCGAAGCTCACGCTGTTTGGAAATAACGGCTGACATTGGAGATGACGGGTAGTGGGTTTTTTGCTCCTCCTTTCTGCCTGCTACCCTGACTCTCCATTTAAGGAGAAAAAATGAAGCTTTGGGAAAAAGTTAATAATATAACTGGTAATGCAAATAAATCTAGGATTCTGATAGATTATATTAATCAGGGTGCTAAGTTTATTGTGGCTTCTCTACCTGAGAAGTTTTTATGGACAATAGCCAATGAAGAGACTATTAATGGACATGATGGTTCTGCTTCTATTATTGGAGATGGTTCATCAGTCCCTTATGATAAGATTTTAGCCGTTTATAGATTAGATGGCTCAACTATAACTAATAACACTATTTCTACTGCTGGAACTAAAAAAAGAGTATGTGTTGAAGTTTCTGACCAGAATATTCACATATTTGATGAGGCTAATAGTCTGATGAGAGCAACTAAGATGTTTCCTAAGTTTTATAAACTTGGTGGGAAGATTTTTATCAAGCCAGACCCTGATTACAATACTCAGGCAGGAGCAACCTCAAGTTATACAGATGTTGATGCAAATGCAATCACAGTTAATGCAGTATCAGGAGATAAAGGTGTTATAGTATATGCAGCCCCTCCAATAGTAGATGAGAATACTTCTTCTTGGATTCTTGCTGAGTTTGAAAATGTTGTTCTACAATATGCGGCTTCTCTTGATTCTATATTTCAAGGAGGAACGCACAGAGATAGCGCATTAACAGCTTTGACAGGAGTGACAACGGCTCTTTCTTCATTTCTTTCTTCTTTTCCATCTCATTCAATAAAAGATGTAGTTAAACCATCAGCTCCTTCTACCACATTCTCTTCTGTTACTCCTACGACAGCTTTACCTAGTGTACCAAATTTTGCAAGTGTATCTCTTCCAGTCTCTCTAAATATATCAACTGCTTTACCTACTGATTTTGCAATTACTGAGACTTTACCAAGCGATTTAACTGTCAGTACACCTCTTCCATCGATTGTAATGCCGTCTGAAGTTAATATTTCTTATACTGAAATCACTGATGCTCATGCAAAGGCAAAGGCTTTAGTGGATGATTATGCTGGAATACTTGGTGGAGATATAACTGGTGAAGGGGATATATTAGTAAATAGTCAATCAATTAAATCATCTCAACAATGGCTTATTGAAGAAGACCCTGAAATGGTTGAGGCAAATATGGCGATTGCTTCTCAAGAAATTAGAAGAGCGACATCAGAATTGACTTCGGAAAAGTCTAAATTAGAGGAATATCAATCAGAGGTTGCAGCGGCACAACAAAAATTTGGAGCAGATTTACAAAAATTTCAAGCTGAACTGACTAAAGAACAGGCAAGAGTAGGACAAGAAGTACAAGAATATCAAGCCGATATCCAAAGGGAAACTCAGGAAATTAATTCTCAGATAGCTAAATTTTCAGCCGAACTTCAAAAAGAATCAGGAAAAGCTGGTCTAGATGTACAGATAGCGCAAGCTGAGATAGCCAAACTTCAAGCTACTTTTCAAGGAGATGTGACAAAATACACAACAGAATTATCGTTAAATACTAATACTCTTCAAAAAGAAGTTCAGCAATACACTAATGATTTACAAAAATATACTGCAAATATTCAAAAATATTCAACTGAGGTTCAAACTGAAGTTCAGTCTTTTGCGTCAGATATTAAGAAAAGAGAGAGATATGTTCAGGAGGCTGGCGTGCAAATGCAGAAGTCTCAACAATATATGCAAGTGTCACAACAACAATATGGTCTTTCAGCTCAATACTATCAAAAGGCTATATCAGAATTACAAGCAATCACAGGTTCTCTCTCTGCTCCCCCTCCTCAACAGAAGGGTCAAAGAGAAGAGGAAAGGAAATCTAGCTAATGGCTAATAAATTAATAATGAGATGTTCTTTAGAACCTCAAATAGATGCTTCTGAAACGGTTGATTCAGTTGCTTATCAAAATTATCATATAGATAATGTAGGTTCTCATGGAGGAAGCATAACAACTACTTATACAGATGCAAAAGCAATTAAATATGTAGGAGAAGTAGATGTAACTGCAGCAGCAGCTTTAACAGATGGACAAGTTGCTTTTAATGGGACAGCTACTACATCAGGAACTGAACCAGGGGCAAATGGAGTAAAAGCATTTTATGTCAAACTTGATAGTGTTCTTGGGAACGCAGCGAATGTTACAGTAACATATGAAGACAATATTCATGCAGTTTTAACTGTTGGAGAATCTTGTTTAATACCTTTCACTGTAGGTACTTTAGCGGATTGTAAAATACATACTAATACTGCTTGGGTGGCGAGTACTCATGTAGCAACTGTTACCGTAGTTTTAGTAGGAGACTAAAATGCCTGGAAAACATTCAGGTGCAAGAAAAAGAAGAAGACGTAGAAGGTCTAGAAAGACTGCAAAAAGAGTTAAAAAAATTGAACGGCGTACACGAAAAAGACGCAATAGAAGAAAAAGAAGACCAAAGAGAAAAAGAAGAAGTTCTTCAAATACATCTTCTAAAAGAAGAAAGTACTCATATTAATGACAATTTTAGAAATAATGGAAAGAGCTAATACAAGGGATACAAACCTTGTTATAGCGTGGATAAAAGATGCGATACATCAGATTCAGTCTACTCAACAGGATTCTGTCGTAATTAATAAGCAAAATATAACTAAAGCTGCAGATGGAGATGATAATCAATATTCTTTACCAGCTGGATTAATATCCATAAATTCTGTATCAATATTGGATACACAAGATGATAATAAGTATAAAATTATTAGAAGGCTCGGATTTGAGCCTGTCGTATCAGAGGATACAAATCCATGAGTTTTGATACATCTAACAATTGGTTTTATCAAAAAAAGGGGAGAAAACTTCATATATTTCAGATGAGGACTGGTTCTATGCTTGTTCCTGATTCTGAGGGGAGGCTAACTCCAGCTGCTGATGAGTTAATTTATCCTTCTGAAGCTATTACTAATGGATTAAGAATTGAGTACACTGCTTTAACAAAGCCATTTATTGATAAAGACCCAGAAACTATTGTTGAATCATTGGATGCTGGGGTTGATGGTGGATATGTTGAAGTTACATCACCGTCTGAGGCTTCTCATGTTAATTTAAATACAATGCTTAGTTTAGCGATAGTTGAGTATATAAAAGCAAAGGTAGCTGAAAGAAGAGGAGATTTAAAAGAAAAGGAATATCATATGAGAGATTATTACAAGAAACTCTCTGATAATGAAAGTAATCTTAAAAAAGTTTTTATTACTGGTACGCAACCAGTATTTGCATTAAAGTAAGGAGAATAAAATGGCTAAAGGACTAAATGACTTCACCGTCCAAGAGAGTGTTTCCCCATATGTCAAAGCAGTTGTTGCTACAACAAATGCTCAGGATGAATCTAGAGCAATCTATGTTTTGGTAGCTGGGAATTATACTCTTACAATTGACGATGCAGATGTGGTATTTACTGGCTTGTTAGCAGGTCACATATACCCTCTTTGTATAACCAAGTCTTCAAGCGCAAACGTAATATTATTGTATTAGGATAGTACAATGCCTGAGACAACTAAAACCTATGCAAATATGGAGATATTGCAAGGAGCTGATTATCAGATGATACTTACGTTAGACGCTGTTACTGCTAATAAGTCGTATCTAATGACTATTAGAAAGGATTTTACAGGAGATACTAGTTTCGGAGGTATGAATGGTGGAGATGGTACTTCTAGTAGTCCATATAGAACTGAAATATATGAGACAGATGATGCTTCTTATGGAAAATTAACATCATCAGATAGTGGTACTACATATATAGTAACAATAGACTTATATGCAGCATGGACTGATACTTTAGATAATGGCTTTGATGGCAAATGGGAAATGATAGAAGAAGACACTTCTACATCACCAGATTCTTTTACGAGAATCGCTCAGGGAGATATTTATGTTAATAATAGTGGAACAAGACACGCTTCAATTATAGCTAGGTCAGACTAATGCCTTCAGCAAAAGTAACAACATCTTCAGCGACTAAATCAGTTGGGGTACAAACTGCAGCAAAGTCTTCTGAAGCCTTTAGTATAAATGGAAAAAAGATTTCGCACTCTTCTTCAAGTATTACTGCTACAAATATATCAGATGCACTAGAAGAAGTAGCAACACAAATAGCGGTACAGACCACAGCTCCATCTTCAGCAGTGACTGAAGGGGATATATGGTATGATACTGACGATGACAAACTTTACGTTAGAGATGAGGACTCATGGAATGAGTTGGTCTCTAGCATATCAGGAACTGTCGATGGCGGTTCCTATTAACGATGAAATAAGGAAGTAACTATGGCACGGAATAATGCAATACAAATAAGAAGAGGAGCTGATGCTTCTGTTCCTACTGGTAGCATGGTCGCAGGTGAACCCCTATTTAGTACAGATAACGGAAAGTTCTACATAGCAACTGCTGCGACTACGAAGTCGTGGATTGGAGCACCTGTTCTTGACCAAGATAATATGTCAAGTAATAGTGCTACTTCAATAGCAACTCAGCAGAGTATTAAAGCATATGTAGATACCCAAGTAGCAACTAAGGATGCTCTTTCTGAATTAGCTGATACAACTATTGCCAGTGTCGCAACTGGTCATATGTTGTTATATGATGGTTCAGATTCTTGGGATAATAAAGCAATGAGTGGAGATGCTACTATTAATAGTAGTGGAGCCATTACAATTGCAGCTGACGCAATTCAAGGAACAATGATTAACGATGATGTGGCTGGGGATGGACTTCAAATATCCTCAAATACTCTTGCGGTTAAAGTAGATGATAGTTCTATTGAAACAAATAGCGACACAATGAGAGTAAAAGCCTCTGGTGTTACTAGTGCGATGTTAGCTGGTTCAATTGCAAATGCAAAACTCTCCAATTCAGTAATAACCATAAGTGATGGTTCTAACTCAACAGCAACTGCTTTAGGTGGCACTATGACATTTGCAGGTACTTCTAATGAAGTTACAGTTGCTGAGTCAAGTGGAACTGTAACTATTGGTCTTCCAGATGACGTTACAATCGCTGGAGACCTTACGGTTTCAGGTGATACCGTTACCACAAATGTGGCAACAGTAACTGTTGAAGACCCTTTAGTTGCTTATGCAAGTGGGAATACAGGAAATGCAGTAGATATTGGTTTCTATGGAAAATATAGAACTAATGGAACTGACTTGTATCTTGGGTTATCCTGGGATGCAGACCAAACTGAATTTATTCTTTTTGAAGCTCTTCAGGCTGTTCCTACAACCACAGTAAATAAAAGTGGTACTGGTTTTGCTTTATCTGATTTGAGACTAAGTGCGGTTCATGCAGCAACTATTGACGGCGGCTCTTACTAATAGGGAGGTAACATATGGCTCGCAATAACAAACTTCTTCTTATGAAGAAAAGTGGAACATCCAGTCCAGCACCAAGTGCTGGTAATTTAGAGTACGGAGAATTGGCTATTAATTATCATGCTGATGTAAGCACAATCTATTTTAAGGATAGTGCAAACTCAGTAAAAACTATTGTTGATTCATCAAAATCGGCTACGGTAGATACAGCGACCGCTCTGGCGATTGCGTTAGGATAGTATAATGGCTAATACCTTTAAACTAAAAACAAAACCAAGTTTAACTACTTCGTTGGCTGCTTATTACACCGTGCCATCCAGCACAACAGCAGTAGTTCTTGGAATTTCGTTAGCCAATATCACTAGTGGGAGTGTGACTGCAGATGTGTTAGTAGTGTCAGATACTTCTGATGTAGAAACAAATGCTAATACTTATCTCGGTAAAAATCTTCCAGTCCCCGCAGGAGGTACTTTAGAAATCATGCAAGGGAATAAACTAGTCTTGCAAACAACAGATGTTATTCAAGCAAAGGCAAGTGCTACATCTTCTGTGGACTTGCTTATTTCAATTATGGAGATTACCTAGTGGCTTATCATGGTTTTAAACCAGCAGAACAAGCGATTCAGATTGGTGCAGATGAGATTCTATCATCCCACATTTCTGATGGCGTAATTGTAAATGCAGATATAAACTCTTCGGCAGCGATTGCCACTTCTAAAGTAAGTGGTGCATTGACTTCCGTAGGTTCTCATGGTCTGGCAACTTCTGCCACGACTGATACAACTTCAGCTTCCAATATATCTTCTGGTACTTTAGCTCATGCTAGATTACCAGCTGCGGCTACTACAATCACTTCACTTGGCACTCTTACTACATTAACAGTGGATAATGTAATTATTAATGGTGCTATTATTGGTCATACTTCAGATACTGATTTATTGACACTTGCGAGTGCTAAATTGACAGTTGCAGGTCAATGCCAAGCAACTTCATTCATTACTGGAGATTTA